CAAACATTTTATTTTTTAAGAAATTCAACATCTGGTGCATACACAGTTCAATTTAAATATGTGTCAGGAAGTGGTGACTCATTTACTTTTTCAGCGACAGATAAGGGTGATGCTCTTGTATTTGCTACAGCAAATGATGGCACAAATCCAGACATTGATACTTTACCAGCTGGAGATGTTACTACTTCAGGAACACAAACTTTATCAAACAAAACTTTAACTGCTCCAAAAATTGCAGACGCAGGTTTTATTGCAGATGCAAATGGAAATGAGCAAGTAATATTTCAAACAACTGCCTCTGCAGTAAATGAATTAGAGATAACTAACGCTGCAACAGGAAATCCACCAATTATAGGTGCTAGTGGAGAAACAAACGTTGATGTCCACATTAAACCAAAAGGTTCTGGAGAAACTAGATTTGGAACAGGGACAGCCACAGCTACACTTACATCAAGTGGCGCTTATGATTTAGTATTAGACACAAATTCAGGAAGTAACTCAGGTACAATCACAATCAGTGATGGGGCAAATGGAAATATTACTATTGCTCCAAACGGTACTGGTGTCGCTCAAGCAGTAGATGGAGGAGATAATACAGCTGCAATTAAAATTGCAGGTAAAGAAACTATCTGGGTTCCTGCCTCTGCCATGTATCCTAACACTACAAACGGATGTGCAGATTTAGCACAAACAGAATTAGGTAACGGCCCAGAATTAAAATCTTTAGATTTCGATAAAGATTCAGATGAATTTGCACAATTTGCTGTTGCTTTTCCTAAATCATGGAATGAAGGCACAGTAACTTTTCAAGCATTTTTTACAGCCAATTCAACAAACACAGGTACTACTAAATTTACTCTGGCTGGAGTAGCATTAGCTGATGATGATAGTCTTAATACGGCTTTTGGAACAGCCGTAGGACCAGCTGCAAAAGCAATGAGTGGTACGGCAAATGATTTAGCGGTTACAGCAGAAAGTGGAGCAGTAACTATAGCTGGTTCCCCTAGTACAGACGAGTATGTATTTTTTGAAATATCAAGAGACGTATCAGAGGATAGTTTAACAGCTGATGCAAAATTACTAGGTGTTAAATTATTCTTTACTACTGACGCTGCTAACGACGTTTAATAGGAGTTAAGAATGAAAAACATTGACACGCCTTTAATAGTTGGAAAAGGCCAAAAGAAAAAAGACGATAAAAAGAAATCTTTTGGATATCAAATATTAGGTTTTGGAGGAGGCTCTGTTCCTAAAAAATATATTGTTGCTTGTGGTGGTGCACAGACTGTAACAGACGGAGATTTTAAAATTCATTTTTTTACTTCTGATTCTACATTTACTATCTCTTGTGCAGGGAACTCAGCAGGTAATAACGTTCTTCAATATTTAGTTATAGCAGGCGGCGGTGGAGCGGCCGGGCCCGGAATTGGATCCGGGGGAGGAGGCGGAGGCGGCCTCAGACAATTTTTAGGTATATGCAATCCCTCCATGCCAGAAGATTTAAGCGCTCCTGCAGGTTTAACATTAGCAGCTCAAGGATACCCTATTCAAGTAGGAGGTGGTGGCTCATCTCAAAATAACGGCGAAGATTCTATATTTGGTCCAATCACTTCTTCTGGAGGTGGTGGTTCAAATCCATCAGGTACATCTGGAAACTTTGGTGCAGGAAAAAATGGTGGAACAGGTGGTGGTGCGTCCGGTGGTTCATATCCGGGGCCTTCAAGCCCATCTGCTCCTGGAGGAAGTGGTAATACACCTCCTCAAACTCCACCTCAAGGTAAAGATGGTGGTAATGGATATATTGGATTTCCTGGGTGCCATGGAAATCAAGGTGGCACAGGAGGCGGAGGCGGATCAGCTAGATCTTCAGGAGGAAGTGTCCCAACTCCAAACCCAGCAGATTTTCAAAGGGGCGGTAGAAACGGCGCTCATGGATATGCTATAGCTAATTCTTTTTTTGGTCCGGCGGCACCTAGTTATGGTGATGTTAACCCATCTTATTCTTGTACTAGAAGTTTCACAGGCGGAGGTGGAGGCGGAGTAATGCCTTCTACACCACAATATCCAAAAGGTGGAGGAACTGGTGGATATGGGGGCGGAGGAGACTCAGCGGGAGCACCTTTCTGGCCATCTACACCACAAGGTCATCAAAACGGCGACACTAATAAAGGCGGCGGTGGCGGCGGAAATGGTGGATCGGGAGGTTCGGGTTTAGTAGTAATTAAATACAAATTTCAAAATTAACTTATGGCACACTTTGCAAAATTAGATACGGATAACACAGTTTTAGGAGTACACGTTGTAGCAGACAATGACTGTTTAAAAGATGGTGTTGAGGATGAAGCGACAGGTATTGAATTTTTAAATAATTTACACGGTTGGGAAAAGTGGAAACAAACTTCTTACAATGCCAGAATTAGAAAAAGATTTGCAGGTATAGGAGATACCTATGATGAAACTAGAGATGCTTTTATAACACCTAAACCATATCCCTCATGGATATTAAATGAGACAACTTGTGAATGGGAAGCACCCGTTAATAAAACAACTTATTATCTTTTAGAATTAAATGGTGATGGGACTGGTCCAAGCACTTTTACAGAACATGACGCTGAAGGAAACCCAATTGAAGCTCATCAAATATGGAGTGAAGAAAATCAATCATGGGGTCCGCACGAACCAAATTTTGCAACTACAGAAGTAAGAGTAAATCCAGATCCTTCAACTAAATACCAACCAATAAAACCTAATGTTGACGAGTAATTGACTTTTTAATTAAACAATATATAAGAAAGATAGAAATGATAAAGAAAACACTGTCTGAGACTATAATCTGTACAGATTATTTACCTGAATTATCTAAGGTTGATAATGATGAAATTGATCAAATTATTATTAAAGATTATTTAAATAAACCCCCACAAAATATTTATGACGATGTTGAATTAAGCCCTAACAAAAATATTACTTGGGTGATGGATTATGCAAGATCAAAATTTAAAATTGCTGTAAGTAAAGACACATTAGTTCCTATTTTTGGAACAGGTAAAATAGAGAAACCTGGTGAGAATGGTTACAATAGAAGTTATCATAATCAATATGAATTAAATAGATCTCCCGATTTTATAGTCATATATTGTGGCAATACAAATTCTGGAGATATTATAATTCAATATCACAACTTTAGAAAGGCTGTTTGTTATTGGTCAGTGCCCATGGAGAAGAACAAGATAATAATCTTTAATGGTAATTTAAATTATTTTATGACTAAAAATGAAGAGGAGAAAGACAGAATTACGTTTACGCAACTTTGTCAAATTTATTAAAATGTTAGGTAAGTATTTTTATTGGTATTTTACAAAAGCCTTACATAATGTTGTTTGTGATAGCGTTATCAAATTAGGTAAAAATAAAAAATTAAATAAAGCTAAAATAGGTGGTAGTGCTTATAATAAAGATATTAGAAATTCTAACGTAACTTGGTTAGATGATTTTTGGTTATACAGATATATTCATCCTTATGTGCAAATGGCAAATAGAAATGCTGGATGGAATTATCAATGGGATTTTTCTGAAAGCTTTCAGTTTACAGAATATAAAAAAAATCAATTTTATAGTTGGCACAGAGATTCTTGGGATAGTCCATACAAAGATCACAGTAATAAAAATTTTAATGGTAAAATAAGAAAATTATCTGTCATTTGTTCTTTAGTAGAACCTAATGATTTTAAAGGTGGAGAGTTATTGTTTCAACCAAGAGATCAAACCGAAGCTGGTTTAACTGTAGAGTGTAAAGAAATATTACCTAGAGGATCTATTGTTGTATTTCCATCTTATGTTTTTCATAAAGTAAACCCAGTAACAAAAGGAAAAAGATATAGTCTAGTATCTTGGAATTTAGGAGTGCCATTTAAATGAATAAATTATATAAAGAATCTTATTTCTCATCACCCATATGGTATATGGCTGCGCCAGAATTTTTAAAAGATTTAAATAAAGCTTCGGACCCTCACATCAAAGATGCTCAAAATTTATTAAAACCAACAATCGAAGAAAGAAAAAAATTATATAAAAAAAATATAGGTGATTTTGCGTTAGTCGCTCATTCTGGATCTTTATTGTCTGACATGAATTTTAGACCTTTTACAGAATATGTTGGAAACATGTCAGTAAGATTATTAGAAGAGATGGGTTATAATCTACAAGGTTTTAAAACTGCTTTTACAGAATTGTGGGTACAAGAATTTTCTAAAAAAGGTGGAGGACATCATAGTTTACACACTCATTGGAATGGACATATATCTGGGTTTTATTTTTTAAAAGCCAGTCAAAGAACTTCGGGTCCTGTATTTCAAGATCCTAGATACGGTGCTCTAATGAATGGACTTCCTAGAAATGAAAAAAAGAATGTTCACGAAGAATCTAACAATGAAGTTTATTTTCAACCAACACCAGGTAAGTTAATATTTTTTCCTTCGTATCTGCCTCATATGTTTTCAGTAGACTCAGGAATAGATCCTTTTAGATTTATTCATTTTAACATAAGAGCAATCCCCGCAGGAGTTTAAAATGCTATATCCTAATTTATCAATAGATAATTTTTTTACTAATCCAGAAAAAATAATAGAGTTTGCTAATAATTGTAAATTTAACGCAAATGATGATGGTCGTTGGCCTGGTTATAGAACAGATCAATTACATGAAATAGACGTAGATTTTTTTAATTTTATTACTCAACAAATAGTTACTTGTTTATATCCTGTAGATTTTAAAAAAATGGCATGGAAAGCCTCTTCAACATTTCAAAAAATACCAGGACATATTTACAAAAACGTAGGATGGATTCACAATGACTCCCCTTCTGAATTTACAAGTATAATATATCTAAGTCACCACAAGAAATGTGGAACCTCATTATATTTACATAAAAGTTTTGATAGGTTGTCAAGAAACGAAGATTCTAAAAGAGAGGGATATTTAAAACAAGATCCTGTATTAATAAATAAAAAGAAACCAGTTAAAGAAAATAATTCTAATTACGAAAAAACATTTTCTTTTCAATCTAGATTTAATAGAATGATTTTATTTGATGCAAGTCACCCTCATGGAGCAGACAAATTTTATGAAGAAGATTGCCAAGAGGATAGACTAACTTTAATAACTTTCTTTCAAAGCTTATTTAATAGATCGGGAGAACCTATGAAATACCCTAGTGTGGAGTTAAAAAGAAATGAGCTTTAAAAATAAAAAATATTTGGTTATTAAAAATGCAATCTCTAAAGAGTTAGCTACTTTTAATTATAACTATCTGTTAATGAAACAACAAGTTCATAAAACTTTGACAGAAACAAATTACCTACCAATTAATGATAGCACTTTTGGAACATACACAGATGATCAAGTGAGAGGCACTTATTCTAACTATGGAGATATTGCTATGGATACTTTATTATTATTAGTAAAACCTTTAATGGAGGCAAAAACCAAAATTAAATTAATTGAAACATATTCATATGCTAGAATCTATAAACCAGGAGACGAATTAAAAAGACACAAAGACAGGCCCTCTTGTGCTATATCTTGCACTATGAATTTGGGAGGGGACCCGTGGCCTATATTTATAGAGCCCTCTGGTAAAGAAAATAAAAAAGGAAAAAAAGTAATTTTAGGTCCCGGTGATTTATTAATATATAGAGGTTGTGATTTAGAACACTGGAGAGAACCTTTTACAGGAGATAATTGTGCACAGGTTTTTCTACATTATAATGATTCTAAACAACAAGAAAATATATTTGATAACAGACCACATTTAGGTTTACCTTCTTATTACAAGAAAAATGTCTAAACATATAAAATTAAAAGATGGCACTGAAACTATCCATGTGTTTAAAAATTTTTTAGATTATAATTTATGTGATTATTATTTTAAACAAATAAATGATTTAGGTCCTGGTGTTTATGATTGGGACGTTAGATCAAAAGACATTACAGAAGATAAAAAAATAATAAACAAAGTAAGAAAATTTCTTTGTAAACAATTAAATATTGATCTTGAAATAGATCAAGTGCAACTACAAAATTGGAACGTGGGTAGTCGTTCAGGTTTTCATAGACATCAAAATAGAGAGGGTGACGGAGTAAGGGATACAGCTTTAAATAGTTTAATTTATTTAAATGATGATTTTGAGGGAGGTGAATTTATAACTCCTAATAATTCTTATAAACCAAATAAGGGAGACTTGACTTTTTTTAATGGATATACACTATGGCATGGTGTTAATGAAGTTTTAAAAAAAGATAGAAAGACAATAATTTTTTGGTGGGAATGATAAAAAAAATTACAATAGTTGGAGGAGGATCAGCTGGTTGGATGACAGCTGCAACTTTAATAAAAGCTTTTCCAGATAAAATAATAACTGTTATTGAGTCCCCTAATATTTCTACAGTTGGTGTTGGTGAAAGCACTATAGGAGGCATAAGAAACTGGGCAAATTTCATAGGTATAAATGATCAAGATTTTTTATCCTCTACTGATGGCACATATAAATTAAGCATTAGGTTTCAAGACTTTTATAAAAAAGGAACTTTCTTTCATTATCCATTTGGTGAACCACTTACTAGAGGAAATGATTGGTGGTATAAAAAATTTTTAAATCCAAAATTATCTAATTCAGATTATGCCGATTGTATGTTTCCACAAATGGCTTTTGTAAATAAAAATAAATTATCTTATGATAATCCAAAAGTGCAACCTTTTAATTTTGATGTGGACACAGCTTATCATTTTGATGCTACGAAATTTGCGATATGGCTAAGAGATAATCTGTGTATTCCAAAAGGAGTAAATCACATAAGAGAAGATATAAGATCTATAGAACAAAATAAAGAGGGGGTTAAATCATTAAATAAAAAACATAAAGCAGATTTGTTTATTGATTGCACAGGGTTCAATGCTTTATTAATAAAAGAAACTTTAAAAGAACCTTTTGAATCTTACTCTGATCTATTACCTAATGATTCTGCTTGGGCAACCAAAATACCATATAAAGATAAAAAGAAAGAATTAGTCCCTTATACTAATTGCACAGGTATAGAAAATGGTTGGGTTTGGAATATACCTTTGTGGACAAGAATGGGTACAGGTTATGTTTATTCAAGTAAATTTGTAGATGATGAGACTGCTTTAAAACAGTTTCAAAAATATTTAGGCACTAAAGATTTAAATTTTAAAAACATAAAAATGAGGGTTGGTATTCACAAAAGACTGTGGGTAAAAAATGTGGCTGCTATTGGTCTAGCAGCTGGGTTTATAGAACCATTAGAAAGTAATGGGTTGTATTCAGTGCATGAATTTTTATTTTCATTAATTAGAAATTTGGAAAGAGGACACATATCCCAATGGGACAAAGACAATTTTACATTTGAATGTAAATCTAGTTTTAGAAATTTTGCAGAATTTGTAGCTCTTCACTATGCCTTAACTCAAAGAACAGACACACCATATTGGAAAGCTAATTTTAACAAAACATGGGAGGAAAAATTAATTAATTTAGAATCCACACCATTACAAGGGTTTCATAAATATGCTAGTGAGAGAGCTTTTTCATATTACCACGATCAAAAAGGTGGCTCTCATGCAATATCGGCAGGAATGAATTGGGCACCTACTACTTTAAATTCTGTAATTTGGATTACTAAATTAAGTAAAGACAATTTATCAAAACAATTTTGGCAACAGAAAGTAGATGAACTTGATAATAGAAAGAAATTATGGGAAAAAGCAGCATCTAAAGATTTGAGTTTCCACGATTTTATGCTAAAAAATATATATCAAAAGTAATTATTTGTTATATAATAGGCTGCTATGCTACAGAAAATAGGATTCCAACCAGGTATAAACAAACAAATCTCAGAAACAGGCGCTGAGGGTCAGTGGACAGATTGTGATAATGTTAGATTTCGTTACGGTATACCCGAAAAAATGGGGGGTTGGAAACAATTAGGCACGTTAAATGAGAATGAATTAACTGGAGCAGGTAGAGGGTTACATCATTTTATCAATAGTTTATCTAGAAAATATGCTATTATTGGCACAAACAGGATACTATATGCTTTTTCAGGAGGTGTT